ATTATAAGGCAAATAAGGAAGAAGCACAAAAGTTTAAAGATACGTATGATAATAAGAAGAAACCAAAAGTTGAATTTGTCGTAAGTAAACCAAATAGTGGGTTTATTGATACGGAATAATTGTTCTCTCGCTTTGCTCACACTAATTTTTTTATTGATAAAAAAATTGAAATTACATTTGTATATATATTTATATATTCAAATTAAATTCACCATGGCATCTTCATCAGAACTGCCATCAGAAATGATTCTATCTACAATTTTAGAATATACGTCTACAAATGCAAAAGACATAACCTACATTGGAATTGGAACTTGTCCTCATCACGATGATATTGACAAACTACCAGAGAAAGAAAGGACATTGTGGGATCAAGTTATTCCTGTCTTTATGACTGATATTATTAATGGAACTAGAAAGTCAATTCGTATGATACATTTTGATCCTCAATTCAGTACAAAAATACCTATAATGATGGAGTATTTTTCTAAACGAGGATACAAATATGATAACACATCTGGATTTCATCGATGGGTAACTGATGATAATAGAATTGAAATTCTTATTTTTGAGATGAAATTTGAACATCATCAAATAGTAGCAGAACAATTTAGACATCTCCCTCATAATAATATTCCTACAGATGATTGGTTTCTAGAGATGATTACTGAACAGACTATATTGCAAGGAGGAAAATTAATTGTACAAGAATTTACTGGATATAACACAAATGATTTGTTCAAAAAAATATTTGATAAGACTGAAAACAATGAGTTGTTTAAAAAGAAAATTCTCTTTGATGTATCATATGGTAATGCAAGTTGTATGTTGGATCTAAATAAGTATAAACCATTTTATGATAAGAATGGAGATTTCTTGAATTTCATTTTGTATACTCGTGAAGAGATATTACAAATTGTTGGAACTCATGCTGGAATGGATATATTGATTAAGCAATATTTTCTGAAAGAGTATGGAAATATTCTAAATATGCACCATGTAAATTATAGGCGTAAGTTGAAAGGTGATATTTTAATGTTTCATAATAAATATTATAATGAATCATCAACTCCTGATGAAATCATGACGGTTCTACAAAAACTTCTATCAGAAAGGTATGATATTTTTAGAAAAATGAAATTGATTTCTCCTGAGAAGGAACAAGAAATTATAATCTTGTTTCAAAACTATCGTACAATTGATCCGTATAAATGGTATGATAGTGTGAATAAAATTATTTTATAAATGACTTTTAATTGTCTGAATAATTAATTTAATTTCTTGATTAGGATAACCATAAAAAATTTCTCCACTATCAACAAAATCTTTATTTGTCATTACAACATAAATAGATGGATTCAAATTAAGATTATATAAATTAGAATATTCTAGAGATGTGTTTACTAAAATAAAAAATAATCCATTAATGTTTTTACTGGTAGTTTTAATAAATTCATTAAAATTTATAAATTCTGTAATAATGTCATATTTTGTTTGAGTATATTCCTTCATCCCAATAATTTTATGAATATATATATATAATTTTTTATCATCTGAAGTTAATAGATTTTTAAATCTATTAATACATCTTTTATAATATTCATAATCTTCTATTTTAAATATATCATGATGGACTAATAATAATTTTGAATCATATGTATTAAAATTATCTGTTATTTTATCAATTGGATTATAATGTGTATTAATAATATAATTACCACTGCCAATTAATAACGAAACATCATCAATTACATTATAATTATTCATTTCTTTTTTAATATAATTTTCTAGATTAAGAAATTCTTTAAAATCATTTAAAATACAATCTTTAATAGTTGATAATTTTGAAATTGTCCAATCAAAAGGATAACTTTCTTTTTTTAAATTTAATATTCTAATAATTTCAGAACTACTACATCTATAACCCATTGGAATAATTTTACAATTTGGTATTTCATTTAATCCATATAATTTATTTAATTCTTTTAAGAAATTAACATCTAAAAATATTTCATCATTGCTCATTATAAAAATATATAAATATCTTTTTATATTTATTGTCTTGGATGAACGTGTAATAAATCTTTGTATAAATCATCTTCAAATATACCAAATTTAAATTGTAATGATACTTGTAATTTGATATAATATGGATTTCTAATATATGTACATCTACAAGAATAATCTGTTGATGTCTGACAATTACAAACATCAGTATTTGCACGTGTATCTAAATTATTTGTTACATATTGATTTCCATATCTATCTGTTATTTTAACAGTGTATTTGAGGGCATTTTGTAAAATAGAATCTTTATAAAAAATAAATGGTGGATATATATTATTTAAAACAGTATAAGTATTTGTACCAATACATGTACCAATAAATGTTACTTTATCTGAATTAGTTGTATATACGTTATTGGTTATTTCAGGAATATAAATATAAAATAATCTATCACCAATAATTGTTATTGATGTATCAATATTATATTTATTATATGTTGTTCCTTGGTTCATTTCATATACTAATGCTGAATTATCACCTATAATATAATTTATAGTCCAACTAGAACCACTAACATATATACTAACAACACGTATTGTAACAGTACTTGCTGATAAAGTGATTGTATGTACATCGTTATTAGCTAAATATGGATAGTTAATGCCATAATATGTATTTATTGTTGTATAATCAGCATCTCTCGCCAATGCTGTTTGTTTAATAGTATAATTATTTGGTAAAGTAACAGTTTCTAATTTTAAATATTTAATATCTTTATATTTTCTTTGAATAACTGGTTGATTACTATTTTTATCACCATTAAAAATTATATTAAATTGAAATGGATTTGGAAATGCAATTAGACTACGATCAGCACTATCAATATTGATACCATGTTGAACTAATCTATCAATAAAATCTCTAATAGTTCTACCATTGGAATGAATATATAATGAATACATTCCCCAATTATTGTTGATCTCTCCTTTAAAATCAAATAAGTCTTTAATTTCGAATAAAAATCTACGGTGTTTTTTATCAGTCCATGTAATGCGAGAACCGACATCCGCAAGTTGATTTAAAAAGAACTCCATTTTATAATAAGTTATTATATAAAAAATTATTTAGATAAATGTATTATGAGAGAACAATTTATCAATAATAAAATAATTGGCATAATATATAAAAATTTGGTTACAAAATTAAGTTTAGACTTAGGAGTTGAAGAAAAAACTAAATTAACAAAAAAAATGATTAAAGTTATGACAGAAGTTTTCAACAACATTGATCAATCAAGAGTAAGTGCAAGTAATTATAAAAATATATTACGTCAATTTATTAATAACTGTTTTTCAATAATTTATAATGATTTAAATAAAGATAAAAAGCAAGAAACTTTTCAACAAGATAGTCGTTTAGATAGAGATCGTAATTTAATGGGAGATAGAAAAAATATTATTGATTCCAGATCAACAGATTCAAGACAAGCATATGATAAAGGATCAAATTTTGCATCTTTCAATGAAAGTTTTAATATTACACAAAAAGCAGGATTTCAAGGAAGATATGAACCTCAAACAGATAATGGTGGAAAGAAAAAAGATTTTGCTGAAACATTAGATAATAGATACAAACAATTACAAAATGAATATGGTAATACACACATGAATAAAAGACCATCTACTCCACCAGAGTTACGTGGTGATGGTGGATCAAATTTAAATAAATTATCACGTGAAAATGCTAAAAATAAACAAGATGGGAGAATGCCACAACAAAGACAACAACCACACAATATGGATGCAAAAGACTTTTTAAAACCTCAAGATGCAAGAGCATTACCTACAAATGTTAATAGTAAACAAATGGATACTTTTAATTTTGGTACAAAAGATGATGGAAAGAACTATGAAAATTTAAATGAAAATGAAAGCAATTACCAAGGAAATTTTGATGTTAATACATGGACAACTGGAATTAATCCAAATAAATTTAATATAGATGAAAATACTCCATTAGCTAAAAAATTAGCAATGTATCAACAAGATCGTGAAAATATGGAAAATGGTGATAGAAAACAAGTGAGATTTGAAGATCGTAATGAAAGAGAAAAGGAGAGTGAAAGAGAACAACAAAGAGAAATGGAAGAACAACAAAGAATCAATAGAATGAGAGAGATGGAAAGAGAACGAAAAAAAATGGAAGCCGATAGATCAATGGATATTAAGAGAGAAGCTGTACGAGTCCCACAAAACGAGGGATTTTCTAATGTAGTTGAAGCAAAATTAGGTGAGTATGAAAATACAATTGAACTATTATTAGATAAAATTAAAGATTTACAAAAACAACAAATTAAATATATGAGTGGTGGAAATTCAGATGCTGATGACAAAATAAGATTATTACAAGCCAAACGTGATGAAATATTAGGAGAAGTAACTAGATTACAGTCTATGACATTAGATCTTGAAAAACAACAACAAATTATACAAGAAAGAGAGACAAAATTCAAACAAAAAGAATTAGATTTAGAGGCTAAAATGAGACGTATGGTTGATTTAAGAAATATGGATGAAAGACAAGTAATGATTAAAGCAAATTCTGGAAGATTCACATATCAATTACAAGATACATTAACAAATGTAAGTGCCATTCAATTAGTAAACTACAACATACCATATGAAGAACATAATATAAATTCAAATAATAATAAATTATATTTTTCAGTCGTATCAGAAAATGATCAAAATGTTAACAATGAATCAGATGATGATATATTAACATCTGATAGTGAAAATTATATAGATGAAGTATTTATTAATGCAAATAAAGTATATGTTATGACAATTCCAGAAAATAATTATGATATTTATGGTTTATTAGAAGTAATGAATAAGATTGGAACTAAATGGCAAATTAATTTTAGTTTAGTGAAAGGAAAGGTTGTAATTAAGACTGGAAAACAAAATAGATTAAAATTATATAATGATAGAGAATATCAAAATAACTTATTACCAATGTTAGGATTTAATCGTATAATTGGTGATAAATATAGACATATTGCTGAAAAGAAATATAATATTAAGAATGATAAATTAGTACAATTATTTATTAAAAATGTTGTAAATGAACCATTTGCTGAATTCTTAATTGGAAGTGCAAAAATTCATAAATTTACCAAAGAAGTTAACATAGAAAATATATCAAGATTAGATATTGAAATTAAGTTAAATGAGAAAACATTTATGCCACAAGAACCATACGTATTAGAATTTAATATTGTCATGAATAATGCTGTAAATTCATTGGTTGTTGAAAGTAAGAATTCTTCTAATCCATCAATTATAATAGATGAGAAGAAAGATGATAAACAAAACGAAAACGAAGAAATTAATACAGATGATAATGATTTATTAAATAAGGTATCAAATTTAATGAATTTACAATAAAATACATCATATGAGTTATAAATTAAAAATAATTTAATTTATAATTTAGGTTATAATATGACAAGTTTTGAAAAAACCCACTCGTCCCCAAAAAGCTACAAACAAGCTCTTTTGACACCTACAACGACTCCAACAAATACACCAGCATCAACACCACCTAAAGATATTTTTATGATTAAAACTTCAGTTCAAAAAATTAAATGGATTTTAAATTATAATGTTGGTAGTCGAATTTGTTCAGTATGTCAAAAGGGTTTAGAATGGGACGAGTGTAATTCATATTATACAATATATGAAGAATTATATTTAGCAATAACGGGTAAATATGTTACAAAAGAATATACAGATAAATACACATCAGAAAAATTATTATTTTGTGATAAATGTAAAAAAAATAAGATAGATAATTCCTTAGACTCTTTTAATTTGTAATATAATTGGATTATTATTTTCAGTATGTTCTGATTCACCAAATGGACCAACATTTCTTCCAGTAGTTGAATATGTTATGAAATCAAATATATGGGCAATAGTATTTGTAATAGTTGATAATCTAGATCTTTCTAATTGAAACCATGTATCAGAATTTTTATTACATGATTTCGTATATAAGCATGATGTACCAATTAATAAATCAGAAACATTCGTCATATCATCATTCAAATCATAAATAATTCCACGACCTAAACGATACTGATTTAAACATGAATGATGTGAACTTGACATAATTGGTTCTAATTTTTTATTATTTTTCTTTAAATTATTTCTATGATAAATTACCCATTTTTTATAAAAATATCCATTATCATTAATAATAACATATGCTCCTTTTAATATTTTTTTAAACATTGAATAATTAAAATTTGTTTCATTTAATAAATCTATAACAACCATTTTAAAGGTATCATCTAATGTTTTATGATGTTTTTTTAAATATTTTATAATTTTATCATAAGAGTCCTCCATATATTGTATATAGAAAAAAAATATTTTTCTATATCTAATAATTTATTCACAAATATATCCTGCCGTTTTTTTAATTTTAATTCTTTTACCATCGTCTTCAATTGCATAATTTTCAAGTGTTATATTTTGATTGTTAAAATATACTTCTCTGCATTCATTTATTGTATCATCAGGAACTTTTTGACTTATTATTTTATCAAATTTTGTACCATGTAATAATCTAATTATAAAATTCATTGAATATACTCCACATTCAGAATTTTTATATTGATTTCTTATTTGACTATATCTAATATCATATTTTTTTTCAAGTTCATTTGATGGTCCTTCTTTTTTCATATACTCGTCTGCATTTATATTTACAACTTTTCCTGTATCCTTTTTATATTTCCATTCAGCAATTCTTTTAACAAGTTCTCTTATTCTTTTCTCAGGACGATATCCATATGAATCAAAATAATATATTTGTCCAGTTTCTAAATTTGCATATACAGCAACCCAGTGAGATCCACTTTGATCATGATTATCTAAATTTGGAACTAATCCAATTGTTTTAATAGGATATTGTTTGTTTTTTATCCCAAGCAATTCATTATATAAATTAGAACCATTTGGAAATTTCTGTAATGCTGTTTGCATCTGATCATTTGGAGTTTCAATAACATCTTTATAAAATTCTCTGAATGGATATTTATTTTGTCTACCTCTAAATTCATTAAATTTTTCAACTAATTGAAAATTTTTTGTATAGAATTTTTTAAGTTCATATTGAACCATCATTACATTTTTTAATTTTTCACCATTTTTCATTATATCATCAAAGTCTAATTTAGCAATTCCATTGTAGTTTATTTCTTGAAAGTCCATTGGTGTTGCACCCAAGAATAAATAATTTGGAAATTTCTTTTCCATTTGTTCCATAACATCATCAATGTTTTCTGTACTTAACCATTCTGTTCTTCCTTCTGTTCCCATTGGTCTGAATATTTCATCCATATTAAGTGCTTCATTTAAATTGTTGAATTTCTTTTTTAACCAACATCTTTGATCATTATTACAATCCTTTAATTTTTCATCTAATTGTTGCAGTAAATAACTTTTATTACTGTTATCTATATTAATTTTTTCGGATTTTATCTTGTTCTTGTCGATTGCTTTGTTATATAAATGTGCAATTAATTTTAACTGATCAACAGATAAACAAGAACCATCAGTATATTCTGCATTGGCAGCACAACGTAAATTATGATTAAGTGCTCCTCCTTTTTTATTTGTTTCCTTCATAAATTAATAAATATAAAAATTTATAATAATTCAAATAATTTGTTATATTATAAATTTATTTTTATTATATATTATATGTCAAACAGAAATAATTCAAATCCAAATAATTTAAGAACTAATCTGAATTCAATTGAAAAAGGAGTATCTGATTTATTAAAAAAAATAGACTCGCCAAATGATTCAATGTTTAGTCGCCAAACAAACGTAGATATTAGATTAAACGGTTATGTTGATAGAGCAGATTTATATAGAAATAATTTAAATCTTAATGAACCATCTGATAAATTAAAGGCTGCCAATGAATTATTAAAAGAACAAAGTAAAGGTATGAAAGGCGTTGATAATAGACGTAACTTATATCCCCAAAGTGAAATAAACAATGAATATAAAGATTTACGCAAAGCAGTAATTGATAATCACGGAAGTGTGCCATTTTTAAATGCAAGTATCAGAAATACTACATTACCATATGATATATTATTATCAGATGAAGATAAAATGAAAATTCAAGAAAGAGGAAGAAGATCAGAAACATTTCAAGATGATAACCGTCCTAAAGCTCCTCAAAAAGATCCAAGAGATAATCGTTTTAATTTATATCCAAATGCTGAAATTAATAATTATAAATCAGAAAGGAATCTCCAAATGAATAATCCTAGTAATGGAGCTCCATTTGAAAATGCATATCAAAGAGAATCAACAAATATTAGAGAAATTGAAGGATCTAACAATGAAACTCCTTTCGATCATGCATCTACAAGAGATCGTGTACCAATGATTCCAAGAGATTCTTATCGTTCATCATATTATCAATCAACAGATAAAAATCAATTAGATCAAGAAGTCACATATGATAAACATAGAAGACAAGTTGATAGTGGTCAAGTTAATTTTCCAAATGGTGATGTATTCACTCATGGAAATGCCAGAGATCGCGTACCAATTGATCCACTCAATGTATATCGTTCATCTGATTATGCTTCTACACCTTACAATCAATTAGATATTGATGTAGATAATGTTCCTCAAAAAGCAATGATAAATAAAACATCAAATGCAATTTTAAATAGAGAGTTTGATATCAATAACGATAACACAACATCATTGGGAGAAGCACATGAAGATACAATGATTCACACACCATATACAACATTAGATAAATTTAATAAACCTGATGTATTATTTAAGAATGTTAATGAAACAAAACCACAAGTAGATGTATTAAATGAATTTATTGTAAATATTGATTCATCAAATAGAAATATAACATTTTACCCAAATCCATTTAAATTAAGAGTAATGTTTAATCCAGCAGATCCTGGATATACAATTGTAAATGGTGCTAAAGTTGCAAATAGTGCCGCAGCTGATTTAACAATTCCAAGAACATTTGAAAATATCAAATATTTAAGATTAGAAACAGCAACTTTACCAAGATATTATTTATTAACTTTAACAACAGCAACAAGTGCAACTCCAGGACTTGGTGATGCAAATGAACAAACAATTCTTGCGGCAGTTATAACAAATATAAATACAAATAAGGCGACTTCAACATACAATTTTGCAGGTTATATTAATAGTGTTGGGGGATCATATTCTCCACCAACTGGTTATGTAACACAATATGTAGCATATACATGGGTATCTGCTACAAATATTAATGCAAAATTCAATGTTGTAAATACATCAAGTGTTTCAATTGCATATGAATTAGTTTTTAATGGAACTTCGGCACAAACAATCTCAAAGAGATACATTGTAAATACAACTTCTGATTTATCAACTGATCGTTATTTAATGATAAACATTGATGAAATTACTGATAATACACAAAATTCAACAAATGGAAAAAATCAATATAACTATTTATATCCTGACTACATTACAACAAATTATTTTTATGGTGATAATCACTTTGTTGACAAGATATTTAAGAATGCTAAATTAGGGACAATTCAAACACTCACAATAACATTAAGTGATAGTTTTGGAAATTTAATTACTGGAGGAAACTATATTGATACAACTAATTCAACAACAGATATGGTATCTACAACTTCTACACCAAGTGTTACAACCGTATATAACGATAGTATTTCATATGTTAGACATCCATATTATAGACCATTCCAACTAACCTTAATGTTTAAGGTTGGATGTTATGAAACTGAAATTGACAAGAAGATTTTCTTTTAGATTATATTTTTTAAATTACATTTTTTAATTTGGGGATATTTATTATTTGACTAATAATATATGTTTCATCATCAAATTTTTCAGGATTGCCGTCAATTAATTTAACTTTTCCAATTGGAAAATCAAGTTCAAAATCATATACTGTTCCTGATTCACTATAATACCAATAACTCTTTTTCTTTTCAAATAAATTTTCTCCTATTTTTTCAACACCTTCTATTTTAAAAACTTTAATTCTTTTAACTTCAGAGTTATCAGAATTTAATCCATTGTTGATTTTAATATCATACTCAATATCATCTTTATAAGCGGGTCCAACATATTGATCAAATAATGATTTTTCATTAAATTGGAAACAATTATAACTTTCATCAATCATATTATGTGCTTTAAATAATTCACAATCAACTGCTACTTCTTTAACTGATTTTAAAAATGAATCAATTAAAAGTTGTTTTTCTTTTGCTAATTCTTCTACATCTTCATCGGTAGTCTTTCTTTCATTTTTTCTGACTGCTTTAAATCTATAAACATCAACTCTTCTATCTTCCATTGGTAGATCTTTGTGAGAACATTGACGGATACCTCTACCAATAACTTGTTCAATACGAACATCATTCCAATAAGGATCTAATACATGGATTTGTCTGACATTCATTAATGAAATACCTTCTGAACCTGCTGGTGCTAATAAAATATATTTTATATGTTTTCCTTCTTTATTTTCTTTTTTATTGAAAAGATCTTTATTTTGAGTTCTTACTTCTTGACTAATATCACCAGTAAATTCTGTAAATCTTTTATAATCTTCAGAACCTGCTTTTTGGTATTCTAATACACCAAAATATTTTAAATATAATTTATATACTTCTAATCCTTCCATTTTAACGTAGTTGGAGAAAATTAAAACTGGTCCTTTACTCTTTTGAGCATAAAATAATGACGCAATAAATTTACATGAACACGCATATAATTTATCAAATAGTTTTGATTTTTTAGTATAATTTTTAAAGAAATCGCCAAATTTATATTTGTATTCCTTTTTGAAAACTTCAAGATCATCTAATATAGTATGTTTATTTTTAATATCTTCTGCATTTATCTTATCAAAATATTCTTCAGTTTGGGTAACAAAATCTTTGATTGTTGCTAAATATAATTCAACATTTCTAACATATTCTTTATTTAATAGTTGTTCTTTTAATTTTTCTGTCTTTCCTTCTAAAATATTTGCACCGTCAATATCATGGATTTTAAATTGATTTGGTCTTGGTCTTCTTTCACCATTTACTTTATCTGATATAACAGGAAATACAAAATTACATGCTTGACGAGTATATGTCTTATATGTTTTATCTTGAGTTCGACCTTTCATTTTTGCTGCTTCTAATTTTGCTTCAATTGCTTCATATACTTCATATACTTCTTGTTGATAAGGATCCATTACTAAATCTTTATACAATACTCTTTTTTCAGCAAAAACATCCTTTGTTGCTCCTAAATAATAACTTACTAATCCTAATATTCTTCTTTGAAACATATTTTTTGTAATTGGATTTAATGATTTTACATTACCTCCACCAATATATACATCATTGAATTTATTTTCATTCTTGGGAAATGTATCAGGTCTTAATAAATTAAAGATAAGTGCTAATTCATAAGGTGAGTTAATGGCAGGAGTTCCTGAAATTAATATTACTCTTGCTTGATCATTTTCTTTCTTTTCTTGAACAATGTAATCATATATTACTTGTGCTCTCTTACCAGTTTTAGATGTTAAGTTATTATAAACATTTCTGATAAAGTTATGAGCTTCATCAAAAATATATAATGGTTTTTTAGAACTATCGGCTTCTTTAATTGCTTGAATAAAATCTCTGTCTGCTTTTGGAGAGTCATAGTGAATGAATTTTATATTTGCCATTCTTCCGTCAATATCACTTTTACTTAAAAAAGTTTTTAATTCTTTTAACCATGTAGCATCAAGAGATGCTTTTACTAATAAAAATACATTCCATGCAGGAGTATAATTATATAATACATTGTAGATGTTGATGGCTGATGCAGTTTTACCACTACCTAATCCGTGGTAGATTAAAATATCTCTGAATGGGGATCTATAGTCTAAAAAAGAAGCAACAAATTTTTGATAAGTTCTGAGTTCTAATTGTTGTCCATCTTGAGTGTAGTTGCAAGGATCAGCACCTGTTTGTTTTTCAACTGGGGCTAATTTATATTTTCTAAAGTTTGATAAAACCCAGAGGGTGAATAATCTTCCATTTGTTCTCAAATCTATAAAATTTTGATTATTTAAAGAATCAGAATTGTCAGATGACATATATATATATATTTATATAAATATTTATATAATTATAATGAATTTATGTATAATAATAACAGGACAATTAAGAACATTTTTTAATCATTCACAACAACACTTTATTGATATGTTAAATTTATCTAAAAAATCATATACAAATATTCTCATAATTTGTGTAATTAGTGGTAATTTTAATGAAACTATTATAACAGACTATTTTAATAAATTAAATGTTTCATTTCTCATAATTGATTATAATAAATATATACCTATTTTTAATTCAAGAATAAATCAAAAAATAAATAGTGAAGAATACACCAAACGTAAAACAGAATATTTAAGTTATTTTAATCATGCTCATTATGAAATTAATATCAAAGATTCAAATGATGTTCCAATTAAGCATAGTTATCAATATCATCAATTAGAAATTGGTATAAATGAATTATTCACATACGAGAAAGAATACAATATAACATATGATGTAATAATGAGGACACGATTTGATATACCATATCATGAAAATTTTTATCCACATTTTCCAAATACAATATTAAGAAAATTATTATTAACTGATACAAATATTGAATTATATAATAAAATAATTCAAAAATATAAGATAGCAGATATTGTTGATTTTTTAAAAAACCAACAGATTGAATTACCATTATGTCGAGTAAATTTAGATTATGTAAGTATTACATTTGGTGGTGATTATTATTATAATAATAAATCAGTCGAAAATATCATGAATGGAAGTGATAATATGTTATATGCTTTTAATGATTATGTATATTTTGCTAAAAGAGATGTATTTTTAAAATTAATCAATTTGTTTAATGATTCGTACATAAAACAAACTAACTTAAATATCTCACATTTTTATGCGCCTGAAGCACAGCTGATTATTTTCTGTGATAACAATTCTATTGATATTCTAATGTATAGACATTATGATTCAAATGGTAATCGATTAGATGAACCATTTAGACTTCATTTTTAAAATCAAAATAATTAATAAATTAATTGTTTTGATTTTTTGGGGCCGTATGGATCAGTTACACTGACGCCGACGATGACCCGACTCGTCGGACAAGAGAACTCAGTGGCATGAATTCGCTCCCTATGCAGTCTTCTTCTTTGGAATGGTGAGACGCCAACCATTTGACCCCTTTTGGGTATCATATCTGCGTGTATAGGACGTCTCCTATAGCCACAACGCAGACACCTATTGATCAGTTTTATGTCTTTTTTGATCAGGACACGTCTCATTTTTCTGAATGGAGAGACGACTACCACCGGGCGCATGGTTCCCAATACCTACTCCTAGGACGTCTCCAAGGTAGCAAATACCCAGCTCTACGGAATGGTTTTTTCAACCATTTTGGGCCATACGTTCCCAACATCTACTCCAAGGACTTCTCCAAGGTAGCAAACACCGCAATTACATACTTTAATAGGCTTAATTAGAGATTTTTTTTTCAATTTTTTTATATAGACATTATAGGTAATCGATTAGATGAACCATTTAGACTTCCTTAACAATTTGATCTTCATTCAACAGATTAAACTTAATTAGAGCATTCATCGCACTAATCTGTTGTGCCTCCTTCTTAGTAGTGGCAGTTCCATAGCATAATACTTTACCAGTAAAATCCAAGATTCCTTCCTTGAACATTTTCTTGTTTGTTTTTCTATCAATAAATTGTTCAAGTTCAACATATTTTGGTGCATTCCATTTATTCTTATGATAGAAAATCATAATTTGATTCTTGAAATTGGTATCCTTATAGATTAGTTCTGAATAATCAGGAACAGAATCTAGTAATATTCTTAAGAATTTATAACAAACTTCAAATCCCTGATCCTTATATAATGCTCCCATGAAAGATTCAAAAACATCTTCTAGAAGTTTATCACTATCACGACCTTGTAATGCTTCAACTTGATTTGAAATAATCATGTATTTATCAATTCCTAGGATTTTCGCAAATACACATAATGCTTCTCTGTTTTCTATTTTCATTTTTAATCTTGAGAGAAAACCTTCATCATCTGTATCTTCATTAAAACGATCAAAGAGATAATCAGCACAAATTAGTTTAATGACAGTATCACCAAGAAACTCAAATCTTTCATTTGATGCGTCCTGTAAATGGAGTGTTCCTTTGGGATATAATTTATATGCTTCATCTAAGATATCTTTATATAAACCATAATATTCGCGCTTAATGTATGATTTATGGGTGAGTGCTTTTTGATATAATTCTATTTTTTTAACACTAATATCAATCTTGAATTTTTTAAATAATTTTGCGACATCTTCGTTTTTAATCAAAATGTTATTTTCATTAAAAGGAATCGATACTGTTTCGACATCTTCATGTTCTTCTTGAGTATTCATTTATACTATAATAATAGTTATTACTCTAAATTAATAAATATCAATTTTTAATTTGGATTTTTATTTTAAGAATATAAAAATAATATAATTATGTCTCAATATATTCTTCTGCCTATTATACTATTTCCAATGATAGTAGTATCATTTATGTATAAAGAATGTTTTAAAAAGAAACCAGTTAAAAGTATTGATGAAGATTTAGAATATGGAAATCAACGTCTGGATTATATTATTGATTCAATTGGTCCAGCAAAAATCGTACAATTATTGAATACAGAAATTGAATTTCGTAAATTTAATCCTCATTTGGATCAAAAATTAGGAAATTATTTGAAGAAAAAATTTTAATTATATATCATATATTATGTGTAAAACAAATATATTATATATCGATAATTCAGAAATTGAGGGGAAAGGATTATTCGCAAATAGTGATTTAGATGTTGGAGAATGTGTTGGTTTACTTGCACGAGTATTAGGTGATAGTAATTTTAATGATAAGCCATTTGGTAGATATATAAATCATAGTGAAAATCCAAATTTAGATTTAAAAGTAACATGTGATAAAAAAAATAATATTATATATGTATTAGGAATAGCAAATAGATATATAAAAAAGGGTGTTGAATTAACAGCAAATTATAATGATAAATTTGCTCCTAAACCAAATTTTATTAATACAAAATCTTATAATTTTGAGAAGATAATGAGAAGTTATTAATTATAATTTATGGGCAATTAAACACCACGTTGCTCCAGATACACATTTAATCTTAGTATCAAAACTATTTTGTTTTAAAAGATTATCTAAATCTGTAAAAAAAGGAGGAGGAGGATTATCACATCCTTTACTCAAAAATTTACCAAACTGAATAAATCCATCTTTTTTAACCATTTTAGTTAAATCCAAACATAATTTTAATAAATTTTCTTTATTAACGGGATAATTACTTTGTTCTGTATACCATCTTCCGCCACAATCTGGTACCATTACTAAATAATATTCTCCAATATGTTTATTAATAAATTCATCACTAAATGCATCTTCAATATATGTTCCACGAACATTATCTGGTGGCCAATTAAATTTTATAATATTTTCTGCTGATACGGAGAATGGATCAACTGTTTCAAACGTAGGAATTCCTTTTAAATTATATTCTGAAAATAATTGTTCAAATAAATGTGGTTTTCCTTCTTGCATTTTTAAACCATACCAATGATTATTTAATGTTAATGGATTAAAACTTCCTGTAACAATTTTTGGATGACATAAAATTAATACTTTTTCTTCTGCACCCCCAATTTGATTTTTTAATTCTAAATATTTATTTTTGTACTTTAAGTACTTTTGGTAATAATTCATTTATATATATATAAAATATATATAAATAATTTTTAATACGCCTCGGAAATATAATCAGTATCTAAAAATGGATATTTCGTTTCTGATTCAAACTTTTTAACATTTCGTGCAACCATTTGAGGTAAATCACCTACTGATTCAGAACTCTCAATACTAACCTTAATAGTTTGTAATCTTGGATTATTCATTGAGTGTATTCCTCAGTAATTTGAATAATTTTAACGTTATTTTTTTCAAATTGTATTATTGCTTCCGAATGATCTTTTTCTGCTGTTATTAATGGATCATAAATAATACCTATATAATTAATATCATTACGTGTTATAAAATATTTATATAGATTCATAATATTTGATGCGCTATCATCTACGAAGATAACAAGTTTGGGTTTTGAAGGTAGATTTTTCAAGATAAAATCGGTTGCTATTTCTTTATTATATCCCGCAGAAATGATATTATTACATACACCGATTGTGGTTCCCTTATCATCTTTTGTTTCAGTTCCAAAGAATGAATAAGATTTTTCTTTATAACAATCTGGTTGTTTAGGGTATATTTTAAAATTTGAGAAAGGAATTTTTAAAAGTTTCTTCATTTGACCTGCTATAGAACCGAGAGCAGATGTTCCAGTTCCAGCAGCTGTATTTATATACCATTTTATGTTTTGTTTATTTAAATCATCTATCATTTTAAGTGTCTTATCTTTTCCTCGAACTACAAGTGGAGCAGCCATTCCAGATCCCTCTTTTGCTGTTAATGTTTGATCATAATCAAACATGACAACGATATCATCTGACTTAAAACCTGATTCATTAATTAATTTAGTAATTGGACTTAATGAAAGATGTCTTTCTAAAAAATATATTTTTATGTCAAGTAAATCATCTTTAAATGATTTTTTCCATTTACTAATACGAAGTTGTTCGGCAATTGTTGGAGTTTCGGCTAAAATCTCTTTAATTAATTTATTTTGATCTAATTTAGCAAGTTCTTCTTGAAGAGTTGTTTTTAATACTGCATCTGTATTTTTTGGTCGTATTAAATCATTTATTAATTTTTTACAAAGTTTCTTCTTTGCAAATTCAAGATGATCAAGTGTAAGATTTTCACCAGTCATTAGATCTTTAATTGGCCAAGTATCTGCAATTGACTCTTCAATAAGACTTTTTAAACCTCCTTTTTCATACTGATCGCGCCCTGCAATATGAGGTTCTTCTTCTATAAGGGGTTCTGCAATAACACCTATGAAATTATCTTTTGTAAAATGTAAATCATTTTCATTTTTAAAATATTGATAGACGTTATAAATATTATCTGCACTATCATCAACTAAAATAATAAGAGAGATATCCTTCCCCTTTTCTTTTAATTTAGTTACAACATATTCAATCACTTCTTTCTTATTGAAATCTGATGTAAATATATTGTTGCATTGATATATATTTATACCCTTATAATTTATCGTTTCTTGATCTTCTTTAGTTTTACATTCTTTTGTAACATTAAAAAGAGGTGTAGGATAAGGTAATCCAATAAAAGGCATTTTAGATCTATCAAAGATGCTAAAGGCCGCACCTTCTTTAGCACTATTTACAAACCAATGTATCTTATTTTCATTAAACCAATCAAAGAGGCTCTTTGTTTCTGCAGATCCTCGGAGAGCTGTTGGATTTTGATTTGTTGTTAGAGTACCGTCAAAGTCAAAAAAAACAGCAACCTTAGTTTTGTCAACTCCAGATTCTTCTATAAGTTTTTGTACAGGTTTTAATGAAGACATCGGATCTTTTCCCAAATAATATAATCCGCCTATTTTAGGAAGACCGCCTTTTAATTCTAAATATTTTGATTTGTACTTTAAGTACTTTTGGTAATAACTCATTTATATATACAATATATATATAAATAATTTTTAATAGGCTTCAGAAATATAATCAGTATCTAAAAATGGATATTTCGTTTCTGATTCAAACTTTTTAACATTTCGTGCAACCATTTGAGGTAAATCACCAACTGATTCAGAAGTTTCTGTTGCTTCTTCAGAATTTTCAACACTAACCTTAATAGTTTGTAATCTTGGATTATTAATTAAATTACCTGAAACATTATCAAATATATATTCAGGTAATTTAATATCATAATCTGTTTGAGGATTATATATATATTTTATTTTTTTACCTTGATCTCTTTTTTTCTTCATATCTAAGAAACTTTGTCTTCTTTCATCAAATGCTTTACCTAAACATTTGATCATAAAATCTCTGTATATGGTATCATCCATAACAGTTTTATTATTCTTCTTTAAATATTCATTTCTAACTTTAATTAATTCTCCAAGTATGTTATTGACACTTTCATAATCTAACTTATTAATGTAATTGTAATAATACTTTGTCAATTGATGTAATAAAACTTGTTGAAAACTTGCTATATTTCCTGATTCATATTTCCTGTAAGGAACACATCTATCATTATTTGAAAAAACAGTCAATACAATTTTATCATTATGAATAAATTCAATATGACGTCCGAAGAATTGAAAAAATGGAAAGTATTCCTTTACAGTAATTTTATTATTCTTTGATAACTCTTGATAAATATTTTTAATATCTTTCTCATAATCAACAGATATAACTTCAAATGGTAATAATTTTTTATCCTTATTTATTGTATAAAATTGTAAAGCATATGTTCCAACATGCATAAATGAATCGGTCATTACCATCTTTGAAATCTCTTTTATTATTTCTGTTTCTCCTGTTGGTAATTCATCATATGAGATCTTTCCTTTTCCAACTTCTAAAGGATAATACTTTAATAATAACATTCCACGAGGAAATGCTTTGTCTTTTAATATTCTAAAACTCATTAATGGATCTGTATACATTCTTAAAAAATCTACATACATAAATTTTGGATGTATATATCTGATACCATCTATTTTAATTGTTGGCATTTTATTGTAGATATATGTTGGTACATATGATATATCAGAAACATCTTCAAAATTTGAAAATACTTTATATGAATCTCCATGTTGTGCTTGCTGACCTTGTACAGCTTTAAATTTTTTAGCATGTAATGAATCACATAAATCTTTTAAATCTTTAATTGGTTCTGGTGAATAAAATTCATAATCTGCTTTTTTTAAATCATCATATATACCATCTTTTGGATTTTTATGTTTAATTAAAGTATTAAGAGCACTTCCACCATATACAATTCTATCTTTTGATTTAATAAATTCTTTGATTGCTTTAACAACTGATTTAAATTCATCTATTGTTGGTTCATAATTTATGTAGACAACTTTCTCAGCTTCTTTAACTAACATATCAATATTATCAGCAATGACATCTCTATCATATTGTGTATATAAATCAATCGTTGTACCTTTTTCATTTGGATTATTTTCTCTTTTTATTTTTGATATTTTTTTATTCTTCCCCATATAATTAAAAAAGATAAAATCTAAATTTAAAATTTACAACTTGCTCCACACAGATAACAATCAAACCAAGTTGTTGCGCCTTCATCCGCAGATCTGTTTTGCATTTGACGTAAAATACCTTTGCGTCCTTTACATTTTCTACATTGATATAAATCAGTATAGGCAAGATTAGTTTTTTTATCTTCTACATAATTAAATCTTTTAATAATTCGTGCCCAATTTTCAGGATTTAATTGTTGAGGAGTATATTCTAATACTTCATCCATATTTGTTTTAATTTTATCTAAAAGTTCTGGATTAAGATTATGTACGATATCATCTACTTTGCTTTCATATATACTTTGTAAGATAGAACTAGTTACACTTTTATTCACATTGTTATTACAATACTTTACACTGTAATTGTAGATTTTTACTTCTAACTCATCACTTAGATCATCGTCTTTGATATGTTTATTTAATATTTCAAAAGTATTATCTCTATAATCTTGTGGTATTGATAATGACATACTAATAATATTAATATAATTTTATATTAATATAAATTAAAGTCAATTTTTATGTTGATTTCATTTATGAAATCAACATAAAAATTAGTGTGAGCGAAGCGAGAGCTCAATTTTTTATTCTTTCATTTATGAAATTAACATAAAAATTAGTGTGAGCGAAGCGAGAGCTCAATTTTTATTTTGATTTCATTCATGAAATTTATGGCATATCATGTTTAATAGGATTTAATAACAGAATCTTTCTATCCAAAGGAATAATATATCCATTTTCATTAATGGTTAGCACATTGTTATACATCATACAATTTGTTTTATTGAAAAACAAATTCATCTTTTCATACATTTTTGCAGTTTTAAATAATTTACAATTTATATCAAGAGGTTTAAAGATTCTATCAGTATCTCTCTTATTTAGTCCATGGATTTCATATAAATCTTTCCATTTTTCAACCTCGTGAGAATACTTAATCATCTTAATTCTTTCTTTATCATTTAAGATAGTTGTAAACCCACGTTGTCTATACTTGTTAATAACTTCTATCGGATCTTTAGACCCAGCAAAATATTTATATTCAATATTTGTTAATGTCATACATGCACTAATACACGATGGTAACATGAATACGTCTGTACCATCATAATATGAACGAACACAAGGTAAGTGAAATTTATGAACAGTTGAAAAGAAGTTTTCATATTTAATTTGGAAGAATTCAAAATTTCTCTTGATTCCGGTAATCTTATACTTAAACTTAATGTTCTCATAGATTAGTATTTTATTTGTTTCCATATTATCATCAAGTTCATAGAAATCTTTAATGTAAATATTTATTTGATCCATAGGAAGAATATCAAATAATACATTATATTTAGGATCTTGAAATTTTTCTGGATTCTCCTCAAAATGCTTTCTATGTTCATTAACTTTATAATCAATATATAGTTGATAAATCTTCTTCTTATTTTCTAAGAGATGATCTTTAAAAGTTTCTTTCGTACAATCAAGTTTTAAGTCTTTAATAAATTCATCGAGTTTCTTAAAGTTGATAAACATAACACCATTCTTGACAGGTTCAATTCTTGATATATTTTCACCACTTAATGATTTAGTATTCTTATCTAATTGTTCATTTAATTCATATGCCTTATCAATATATTCAAATGTATCTTTTAGATTACACATGATATCAAGATCTGCAGTACCATAATATTCATCTACAAATGCTTCAAAGTTTCCTCCAGTATTAATGATGAGAGGATTAAATCTAGGTAAGCATGCTGCAATAACACTTCCTGAAATTGCTATGTTATTAAAGTTTACATTTTTAAAAGCGTCATAATGCTTCTTACTATTTCCACTCAAGAATACATTGAATCTTGCTTTAAACGTTTGTAAATCTGCGACACCATATGTTGGTTTAATTAATTCTTTATCAAGATTTACAGAATCATAATTTGTTAGAGTATAGTGATCTACACCATACGCATTAAATTCCATATATAATTTATCATTGATTAAAATTGGTAAATAAGGACTATCCTTTAATTTATTATATGAGAACTGAAATGTTGGTAGTTTGGAAGCAGTTGTACAAGTAAATACAAACCTATCATTTATATCAATATAACTTTTCTTAATTGTTTCTTCCAAATATAATGATAGCCATCCATAACTAATCATCTTTTTAAAATTTATTTCTAATATATTTGGTGATATTTTTAGAAGTAGTTCTATCATTTTTTGATTATTTAAAATTAAGTGACAATATTCTTTTGAAACCAACATATTTGTAATAAGTATGATTAGTTCTTCGTGTGATTTTTCTTGACTTAATTTTTGAATGATTTCAAGAAAGTTTGGTAATTCTTTCTTATCAACAACTTTATAAATATTGTATCCTTCTTTTTTAACAGCATTACTTGCATCTACAAAGTTTTGCTTTCTATACATATATGACAAATAATCACCACCATCTTCGGGGAGATTTTTGATACCTTCGATAGTTTCAAGTAATTTTTTATTTTCAATCTTTGTCATATCAATAAAATTAAAATTACGATTCATGAATTGGATACTAATATTTAATTTACAGTTATAGTAATTTGACCAATAATTTGCTTCATCGCAATTTTCAATCATATAACTAATATCTTTGATTTTCTTAACACTACCAAAATAATAATTCAAGAATTTAATCTTGAAATAATCTTCTAGTAGACAATTCTTAAATTGAGATAGATATAACTTAACGTCTGATTTAGAAATTGTAAAGATTGGGACAATAAGAGTATGTTCATTGTATTGATCATCTGGTTTGTGTTCTAATTCATTAATCACTTCTAATGAGACAATACTGATGGAATTCTTTAGAATCTCGTTGTTAAGAATCTTAAAAGGACACTTAATTAAACATACATTTTTATAATATGTTTCTAATTTCTTTTCTGATAAGATTGACTCGAAGATTGTTAAATTATCAAAGTACTCATTATCAAAAAATTCATCTGTGAAACATAAGGCGTAGACTGTTTTAAAATTTGTAACAAGTTCATCCACTGTCATATTATCAATATTTCGAAGTTGGCCATCTATGAAGAGTTGCTTTAGCCCGTAAAGGGTATTCGATACTTTTTTAGACATTGTATATATACTATATCTAATTTGGTTATAAAATAATAGTTTATCAATTTTTTATAAGATCAGATGAAATCTGATTCTTAGAAAAAATTAGTGTGAGTATAGCGAGAGAACAATTTTTTACGGTACATACACCATCATATTTTCTTCTAACATATAATAATCAAGATCAAATAATCTTGTCATACATGCTTTGAAAATAGATTCTTTAATTTTGAATCCGCATTTTGCTTCAACTAATCCTTGAATTTCTAGTTTAGAAATTTTCTTAGTTTTGATTAATTTAATGATATATGATTCGATCATATCATTTTTAGTTTCAACTTGAAGAATTGGTGTAGATACAACTTCTTCTACATATTTTGTTTTCTTGATAATTTCGATACTAATTTCTTGCTTCTTATTAAAGAAGTCTGTATTTAGAAATAGTAAATCTTTATCATTATCACGGAGAATGATATTATAGTATTCAAATGTTGTTATAATATCTTCTATTAAATCATCACTGAAATGATTTTTTAATTTTGTAAATGATAGTGTATAGATATTATCATCTTTGTGAACTTCGGGATTTAGATTTTGACTAAATAACATTAATGCATTTAGTAGAATTAGATTTGCATTTATAATTGTATTACTAAATTGGATTTTACCATTTGATAAATATCCATGTATATTAATATTTTTTAGATTACTAAATATTTCATCTTTGAAAAATTTATTTGCAAAAGTAGTATATCCAATTAATTGATGATTATATTTAGTAATTGATCCAGTATATGATTTATCATCAATGTGTTTATTATCGACACTAAAGAATGATACTAAATTTGATTTAAATTTCAATAATTTTTTACCATCATTATTAACTTCGATAAGATGATTTTCATCAAACTTATGTTCTGATGTATTTGATATAAACACATCGTGTTCTAATTTTGTCGTATATTCTTTTTGCATTAAAATAATATTATCTATTACTGATAATTTATGATTAAAACGATTAATACGTTCTATACAATCAAGATAATATTTCATACATGATTTAGAAAAATACTTTGGTAGAACTATCTTTATCATTTCTCTCGTTAAAAGATTATAGTTTGGGAAATATTTAATGATAGTTTCAAGATATTGAATCTTTTCAGGAATTACTTGTTGTTTAATCATACTTGTATAGCTATTGATTATATAAACATCTATTTTTTGATTTTCAATCATATTATGGATAAGCTCAACTAGTTTGATTTCTTTCATTTCTTTTCTTTTATGTTCAATTACTTTATCCAATATTGTTAATCTTAAAATAGATTTAATTACATCATCCTTAGTTATATTTTTTGATACTAATGAATTATGAATTTTTTTAAAATACAATTGCCAATCAACGTTATCAATTAATTCATTATTTGTATTGTTTTTATTAGAAACAGTTTCAAAATATAGGTTAATTATATTTGGTATATATAGATCATGATTATCAGTGATTTCACATTTATTTACATATTCTTCAATTAACATTAATTTATTACAATTTAGTATTTTAATTATTTGAGGATTGTATTTAAGTTTTGTTAAATATGTTTGGACATTATCTAGTAGCTTATGTTGAGTTAAAATTGTTTTTTCTAAATTATCATAATTGTATTGTTTCTTAATGTGATCAACAATATGTTGAATAATAAACACACAATATGACTGATCAATTTTATCACTAAGTATTTGTTCTAAGTTATATAAATTTGTATTTTTAATTATACAATTTGTAATATCAATTATGATATTTTCATTTTTCGAAAAATCATATTTAATAAACTTGTGAATATCCTTAACATTCTCAAGTTCTAATACACACAAAAATAGTGTATCGATAATATTTGTGATTGTATTATACTTTTTAATCGTATGATCAATATTTTTCTCTCGTTTAATGTTCTTTATAAATTCATTGCATATTTTTAGTAATTCTATTTTGTCTATCTTATCACGATTCATAAATATATGAGGATAATAATAGTTTATTAGATTTGGCTTATCCACACATGTTTTGATGATCTTTTGACAATCAACATCATCGATGTCACTTACTTTGACTATATTAAATGTATCACGCATTTTGTATTATATTTAAATATATGGTATATATTTAAGTATTAGGAATATCAATTTTTTTTAGATTTCATTTATGAAATATAATAAAAAATTAGTGTGAGCAAGGCGAGAGAACAATTTTTTTTAGATTTCATTTATAAAACAAATCTATCTAATAGCATATAGATTGTTACAAATAATAAACCTCTTATTACTAAATTTGATTGTTCTGCAAATGGTAAATTCTTAATTAATGCAATACCATTTAAACCATCCGTTAATTGACTTGATGAAAATACAAAGAATAATGCAAATAATACACAAACTGCGGTTAATATTTTTGTTGGATCATTGGAAAAATTTTCTTTGGTTTCATTAACAACACTTACACGTACAGGCTCTTCATTTTTATCAGATGCTTGTTGTTGAGCTTGTGCCATATGTTCACGTTGTTGTTGCTGTTGTTGCTGTTGTTGTTGCATCATTTGTTGTCTCATTTGTTGTTGATTCATATCTTGAACATTAATACTTGCACTGGCATCAGATGCATCTCCTTGTTGTCCACCTTTATTTCCTACGAGTTGTTCAAAATCTTCTGATATATCATTTTCACCATCTCTTGAAGCATTACGACTCATTTTATATAATTAAAATTACATATTATTTTTTACAACTTAACACAATTTTATCATACAAGTTATCAAAAACTATATATTTATTTGTATATTTTTCATTTGTTTGATAATCATAAAATTTAAATTCTTTGGGAACATTCATTTCATCATCATCAAAACAATATTTTTCAAATATAATTAATATTTTGTCAATGTATTCATCAATTAATGAATCATATTTTTTTTCTGTTTCACTTTTTAAAGCTATAAATATTTTATCTTTAAACTTTCCAATATCCCAATAAAATGAAGCAAGTTTACTATTATATTTTTTTAATTCATTTTCGCCTTCATTTGTATAAAACATATCTATTCCAAAATTTAATAAATTACTTTTTTTAAAACCTAATTCTGCTAAATTTATTCCATTATATTTTAATGGTGATATAATAACCATATTATTATCAAATATAAATTTATTATATTGGTCACCATCAAAACATAATCCAATACGATAATAGTTTATAAGTATCACATCAATTAAATCATTTAATTCCATATCATTTGAATTAATATATTCAATCGCTTTATCTTTTTCATCAATTTTTGTTGTAAGAAGAGAATTTGAAAATATAAATGCATCACCAGTTATTTCTTTTCTTTTATTATTCATGATTGTTGCTAAAAAATTTAACTTATTCACAGAATTATCTTCATTATAAGAATGTTCTATATAACACATTTGAAATATATTTTTATTTGTTGTATGAATATCAATTGTATTACCAATATTTTTATCACTCAATTTAAGAGATTCAGAGATAATTGTCAATAATTTATCATTTGTTTTATATTCAAATTCTTCTACATATTTATTTAAATATTCTATAATATTATTTTTTGATTCATCTGTAATTTTTAAATCGTCGTCAAACTTTATATCACTCATATTAAATTCTTGTTCATTTGTTTTCAATTTGTAAAATTTCATATTCTTTATTATTCTTTATTAAATATTAAATTTTCTATATATAAACTAATATAATTTAATCCATTCATCTGGATATAATCCATCTATCTTATATACTTTAGACCATACTCTCGGAACAAATACATTATTACGTTTTCCATACGCACCTAAAAACGCACCCCACCAACTAAATGTTGAATTTGCACATATTGCTCCACCTAAACATAAACTCATGAATGCCAAACAATATAATTCATCTATACTATCAATTAAAATTATTTTTCTATTTTTGAATAATTGTTGTTTTTTAACCCATTCGATATCATCAGATAATACATAAATATATCTAACTTTATCTATTAATAATCCAATCGCTTTTTTATAATATTCTAATCCAATATTTGGATGATATTTTTCTTTTTGTAAATAGTCTCCTCTACGTATATGTAAAAATGCGGAATTTTCTAATAAATATTCTGTATACTCTTTTTTAATATTACTTCGATATAATTCTAATCCTAAATTAAATAATTTTCTTATATCATTCTCATATGGTTTTAATGTTGGATAATATTGGAAATGATTATTAAATAATATTGGTTCATTTTTTATAGAATATTTATCATATGGATTTAAATTTTCGTATACTTTATATCCATTCATTCGTATCATTTCTTTTAATTCATCGGATTGATTCATACATATATATTTTCCAAAATATTTAAAGATTGATTCAGAATAATTAAAATTATTTATATTATGTTCATTTTCAATATGTTTAAAAAAATATAATGGATAATTATTTTCTCTACTACTTGAATATGCGGCAGCAATAATAAACATTTGATTTCCTAATCCACCTATAAACCATGCAATATTTCCTTTATTATTAATAAATTCCATATTAATAATAAATTTACATCTCTAAATCAATATAATTTTATCCATTCATCTGGGAACAAACAATCAACTTTACAATTTCTAATCCAATCTCTCGGAACAAATACAGGATTTCTTTTTTCATATGCACCTAAAAATGCACCCCACCATGAAAAACTAGAATTTGCACATATTGATCCAGCATGACATTTACTCATAAATGCAAGTGTATATAATTCATCTTTTGAATCTATACATATCATTTTTGAATCATATTTAAATAAATCTTGTTTTTTAACCCATTCGATGTCATCTGAAAATACAAAAAAATATCGTACATTATCCCTTAACATATTTATTGCTTGTTCATAATATGATAATGGCATAACTGGATGTCTATCGGGATATTTTAAATAATCACCTCTTCTAATATGAATGAATGCCGATTCATCAAGAATAAATGTCGGATAATCTATCTTATATGAGATTAATCCTTCTTTAAAAAGATTTCTAATATCATTTTCATACATTTTAAGTGGTGGATAATATTGAAAATACTGATTGAATGTAATGGGAATTTGTAAATTATCTAAACTATATGCTTCAGTTGATATCATAAATTGATATACATCATTACGAATATAATTACTTGGATAATTTAGTTGACTAATATGAATGCCAAAATGTTTAAAAATATTTTCAGAATAATTAACTTTATCACCATGATGATTTGTATCTTCAATTCGTGGAATGTATAAAGTACAATTATATTTTTTACTTGCTGCATATCCTGCAGCAATTTGAAACATTTTATTACCTAATCCGCCACAAAACATAATATATATTCCATTTTTATCTTCCATTTTTAATAATATTTATTTATCTTTATATTTATTAAATTTAATACCTAATTTTTGTAAAACATCATATGTACAATCTACATATGTATCTTTATTAATTTTTACTTTTTTATTATTTTTAAAATTGTCACCATCAAAGAAGATACTATTTAAATCTGTTATTTCATATATATAACAATCTTTTTCTAATTCTTTTAATGAATCTTTTGATAATTCAATAACTGTTTTAGTTGAACGATCATATTTAAGATCAGCAAGAGTAAATAAATTTAAAATTGCTATAATTTCATTATCATAAAATGTAATACCTTTTGTGGTAATATATTTATTTATTTCTCTATCAGATGCATAATATAATTTTTTAACAGTATTTTTTTCCGTTTGCTGAATATGTTCTTTTAAAAATTTTAATATATCTTCAATCTTTTTAACAATATACATATTTTTTAAAAATACTTGGTTAAGTTGATCCCTTCTTTTAATTAAATAATCTAAATTAAGAAAATCTAATGGAAAATTACCATTTATAATTTCATTTTTAAATTCTTTAAGATTATTTCTAATAATTTGTTTAGCATTTTCTGTAACATTAATATCTATAATAAATTTGTAATTTGTCGGTAAATCAATATATATTTTTGGCTGACCTGTATTAATAACAGAAGTTGTTAATCCAATTAGTATAGTATTATATGTTGTTAAACTAAGTGTTTTATTTAATTTTAATTGTAATTCTCTAGACCATTCAGTATTTATATTCGTTGATACAGTTTTTGATTTAACCTTATCCATTTTAACTTTTTCATATTCATCATATAATTTAGCAATCTTTGGTGAACTATTTATTTTTTGTGTTATATCATCAATGTCTATAATATTATAGTTAGGATCAATTTGATGTATTTTGAATATAAAATCTTTTTTATATTCATTATTTAGTCCGACTATATGTATTATTTCTTTCATAATATACAATAAAAAAAATTATATTGTATTATATGAATAAAATCTGTATTAATAATGTTTGCTTTGATTTTTCTATTTATCACTTTATATTTTTAGTGATAATCGTATTGATCTTTAATTATTTATCTGATATATTTAAATCGAAACATACAAAAACTAAAGAAAAATTATATAATATCAATTATAATCTCCCAGAACATATATTAGATAATTCACAGAATTTAACCAGAAGTACATTAAAAACTAAATCTGGAAAGGATTATGATGAATTAAATAGAGATTATGGACAATATAACGAGTTTAAACCACGACTCACAAATGAACCACCTACACAAGCAGTTAAAAATTATGGACCAATGAGATCAGCTCCACAAATAGATGTAGCACAATTACCAAATGGTGGATTAGCTGATTATGAGTTAATTAGACAGCGTGATTTAGGAGTTATTGCAAATCCACTTTTACCGCCAGAAAAGAGAACAGAAAGACCTACAATTGATATGACATTACCATTATTAAGAAATAAATATATTGGATTACCTACACGTGGAAGTTATGATACATACCAACAAACAGGATATTTAGTGGATACTACAGATAGTACAAATATATTAAAATTATTTGGAAGACAAAAATATCCATCATCAACATTATATGAATATTATGCAATTAAATCTACTAATGCAGACCAATACAAAGTTCCACTACCAGATATTAAGAAACAAATATTTGATGGTGACAGAGTAACATTAACAAAGATGTTTGCTGGAACATATACATATTCTGAGTTCAAACAAGAAGAACTTATTTAGAAATAGGTTTGAGTATATAATATTTTGTTATTGTTGGTGAAATTTTTAGTTGATAAATATATAAAAATCCATATGATTTTAATAATCCTACTGTAAATGCTAATATAATATCAAGATTCATTGAAGATGTTATTTTAATTTTTGAATTTATTAAAATGTTTTTAATAAATCTTTCATTTTTATTATTTTGAGCATTTATTTCAATACCATATAAGAATACTTGTCTAAGAGAATATGTTTTATTTTTTACATCTTCATTTACCCATCCCCATTCCCATATATTTGTTGTGTTATCAAAACTACCAACAATATTATATACAAATGGTTGATTATTAATATATATGCGACTTTCAGTTAAATCAGTATTTGAATCTTCAAATTTAACTGAATTTATTTTGGGATATAATTTATTAAATTGAGTCGTTAAAAAATCATATGCAATAATAGAATTTTTTATGCTTTCCATATAATTAAATATATATAATATATTTAAAAATAATTTATTTTGAATTTGATTTTTTTTGATTTTTTGTATTTCTTTTTTCTTTTTCTGGTGGTCTAGCCATTACAATATTTAGTCCTCTATTTGTATTTAATATTGATTCAATGCTCATAATTGTCTTTGATTGATATTCCTTCTTTTGTAATGTTCCAGTAATTTCATATATTGGGGGAAATCCACCTAAACTAAATTTATTATTATCACTCATATATTATTATTTATAATAGATTACAAAATAATTACTAATAATATTTTTCATTACTGATTAAAACTTTATATTTATATAGTTTTTATTTTCCTTATATTTTTCAGTCATTTTATCATTGCCTATATTATACTTTTTATTATATATTAGACCATTATCATAAATTCCTATTATAGACTCATACTGATCGTAAATAACAATTGGAACTTTTAATAATATATTTATAATATGTAATTCAATCATGAATTCATCATATAATTCAATGTTTTTGATAATTCGATCCTTATATTCATAAACTTCTTTTTTAATATCTAATTTGTACGATTTAAAATATTCTATTAATTTATTTACATGTGATTTAAGACGTAAATCATCAATTAACATTGATTTTAAATAATTTGAAATATCATTCTGTAAATTACTATAGTAGCCTAAATTTCTAACATCATTATCTAATAGTGTATTTTCAATCCAATAATATCCATTTGCAATTGCTCTGTATAATCCATCATTAATATCAACAAATTGTAATATTTTATTTTTATATTCTTCTGGAGGATGCTCGATTATATTATCTTCAATTCTCTTGAAGCGTTTCTTACCTAATATTGGTATATTATCTTCTCCATAAATTTCTGATAATATCTTATCTTTATTGACACTATTACTTTTAATAATTTTTTGTTTAGATCTATTTGTAAAATTATTATAATCATTGACATCACTAATAAAATATTTTTCTTTATTAATTAATTCATAAAATTTATATTCATTGCTCATAATTTCATCAGTTAATTTATTAACATATTCTATTATGTATTCTTTGGTTAATCCCATTTTACAATCATTATTTTTCCATAGACATAATTTATTTGTATTACATTTTTTATCATCATTATTTAAATTACATCCTTCTATTATATTTTTTGATATATAATCATTTAGTGCTGGTATTTTTTTAATTGTATGGACTAACTCTCCACCAATCATTCCACCATACATATCATCTTCAGATGATGGTTGTTCTTTTTGTTCTTCTTCATATGTTGGTTCATCAATATTCTTAACACTATTGAGTATTTTAATTAAATCTTTATTGACAATTTTATAAAATAATTTTTTAATTGCATAATTTTTATCTTCGTATGATTTTTTTGAATAATATAAATCTGTTAATTTATTTAATATTTCATCATCTTGCATAATGTAATTACTTAATTCTAATTTAAATTGTTTGTATCCATCATTTTTATATGTATCAATATTAACATCAACTATACCTTTCATGTCTTGTAAATTTAATCCATCTTTTAATATCTTATCGATTTTATCATATTGAGATTTCTTTTCAATTCCAAAATCTTTAACTCCAAATTCTTTACTTAGTTTTTGTATTTCTTCTTTGGTCATTTCTGTTACTGTAACTGGAATATTAATTTGTCTGCCATACATTAACCCATCTATTTTATAACCGGAATCTGATTTTTCAGTATAAAATAAACCAGATGGATATATTTTTAAAATAGAATAAATTTCATCTATTGTTTTATTTATATTTGTAATATATTTTGGTATGTCATCGTCATATACTAATTCTAATTCAGAAACTGAACCACTTGTTGCCGTAGGTAATAATATATTATTTTTAGATATTAAATATTTACATCTAAATTTTGAATCAATTATTGATCCAATAATATCTTTTTGATGATTGTTATAAATAAACTTTGCTGTTAAAGATAAATCTTTATTAATTAAATCAACACAATTATCCTTCGAATATTCAATAATATTTTTGACAACTACAGATGATGGTTCCATTATTCTTCCAATATTAATTAAACTATCTTTTACTCCCTTTTTAAGATTAAATATTGGGAAATATTGATTTCCATCTTTTATTAAAATAATTGATGGTCTTGTTGCATAATATACAGAATTTTCTGTATTTTGACATATTAATATATAATCCTCTTTTTCTATTTTTTTATCATCTTTTATGACAAACTTTTCTTGTTTCATAAATATGAATATATTATATCCATCTTTTGAAAGAACATCTTTAGATGATATTAAATCATTTAACAATTCATAGTCAAGGGAACTATTTGTTTTAATAAAGTTAATATAATCTTGAATAGATGAAAATTGATTTCTAATGTCTCCACTATTTAAGCTTGTAAATAATCTCATCTTTTTATCTTTTTCAAGAACACTTACTAATTTATTTTTTAATTCATCAACTGATATATTTATACATGCAGAAATTGCATTAATATATGGATATTCTTGTTTGACACCGTACTTGAAAAAATATCCAGTTTCTGATAAAGTCAAATAGTTATTTTTGATTGTTTTGGTATATTTATTTATAACGTTAAAAAATATATCTAAATATTTAGGTAAGAATGAATATCTACCATCTTGTAATTTATTTGTATCTTGTAAAATATAGACTTTATCTGTTACAATTTTTTCTTTTTCAATTGTTTCGATCCCCACTCCAACTCCTGATTTTCCAACACATTTATCGTTAAATGCTTTTTTAGCTTTATTACGACTATCAAATGGATCTTTAATAAAGCAACAAGGCATACATAATCCATTTGGGTTATTACTTCTTGTTAAAAATCCAACATACATATATTTACCATTTTCTGTTGGATCACATGTAAAATAAATATCGTCATTTCCTGCTGAATTTTCAATCTTAGCAGCACGTAATACAATTTCTTGTTTTTTACCATCAACTTTACTAACAACTTTCTTTTCATATTGCTTTGTTGTATCATTTAATTTATAACCATTTTTAATAAGTTCAGAAATAGTTTTTGTTGTATTAACATTTGGTCTTCTTTTTACAGTTCCACTATTTTGACATGAACGTGTCCATTGATTTTGTCCTTTTTCTGGTCTGAAGCCTAATCTTTCTTTATCTATGTTAGTTATTTCCTTAACTTTAGAAACTCCAGTATTATCTTCCCTAACAATTTCTTCAACCTTATTTCTTCTTTTAGCAATATTATTTAATCCTCTTAATATTTCCATCAAATATTTTCTTTCAGGATTTTTCTTAATATATAAATCATCGTATAAAAACATCATTATTGATATGAATTCACAAATATTATCTAATTGTTGTTTATTACGAGAACCAGATACACGTAATTTATAATTGTCTGATGATTTACCTTGGATGACTACATCAATACCAGGTGCTTTATATCTTGGAATATTATCAAATTTACGTAAGATTCTACCGGCTTTTTTGAGATACGGAAATTTATCTCTAATTTCTTTAATTTTTTGATCTGCTGTCTTTTCAACTAAGTTAAAATCATTACTTATTTTACGTATAAGTTTTTTTTCATCAAATTCAAAATTACGTAAATAATATAAAATTCTTTTTTCTAAATTTTTATCACTTTCATATTCACTAACACGTTTATATCTCATATATGTACCATATTTACCAATATCTGAATCAGATTCTTTTTTTTCTTTTGATTGTCTTTTACGTGGATCAATTACAACAGCAATATATGGATAGAATAATCTTGCAAAATCATTTAAATCATTATGATTAATTATACCAGCAGTTTGAATTTGTTGAATTGTATTTATGAATGCAAATTTAAAGTCTCTATCAACAGGAACATATAACTGTAATCTGGTATTTTCATCATTTACTTTCTTTATTAATTCACGAACAAATTGATATGTATTTTGTATATCAACAAATGATGCTTCATCATCTTCTTTAAATTGGATTTTATATTCTACACGACCACTTTCATTTAAATTAACTGATATATATTTGTTTGATGATGAATTTTTTAAGTTTACTTTTATTTTAAAACTAATACCATATGGTGCAGTTTCAAACCATTTACTTAAGATAGAATTTTTATCTTCTTCTTGATTATCAGAATTGAATTTATATACTAAATTTCCATCAGCTTGTTGATATTGAATAAACGGATATGTTTCAGTTGTAAGAAAGTTATCAAAAATTCTGAAGAGATCAATTTTGAGATCGGATTTTTTAATATTTGTTGCGTCAACTGAAATAGTTTTATTATTATACTTGGTCATGAAAAGGTTAATATGTGTTACGACTTGAGTGATATGATTTGTTTTTAAATATTTATTATATTTTTCTGGTGTTTGTTTAATTTCTTCTACAATTCTTGTGATAGTATTTTCCATTCTAACATCATTGTTAATATTATTATATGTTTTTAATATTAAATTTGATTCTTCTTTTTTATTATCATTTAAATAATCAATTATATTTTTAAATTCGTTTGATGATATAGGTAGGAAATAAATTCTGACGTAAATATCAAATACATTTTTTAAGTTATCTGTTATGACTGAATAGTTTTTTCCTAATTCATTATATATATCTACCATAAATATTTCGTTGTTAGTATAATAATCACTATAGTCATCAAGAATATGATATTGATCATTATCAACTCTAATATTTGAACCATATTTTTTAATATTATCTCTTAACATTTTTAAGTTACCTTTTAATGTTTCATATACTTTAATGCTATCGTTAGGTTCAACATCAATTTGTAATAGTTCATTTCTTCTAACCCATTTTTGTCCTAACATAACTTTATCATATTTTAAAACAACTTTGTTATCGACTAATTCATTATAATAATATTCAGACCATAAATAAGTTCTTGAAGGAATTATTAAATCTGATTCTTTATCGAATAATTTATTTTTCTTGATTGAACAACAGATTTTATTTTTAATATTCTTAATTGTATCATTTTTATAGATATAGTTGTTGTAGACATAATTTTTATTAAAAACATTTTTTAAGGTTTCGTCATAGTTAACATTATCTTTAGATGCATCAAATGGAATTAATTCATTTAATTTCTCTATCTTATCATAATCTTTATCTTGTTCTAAAATTTTTTCGATTAAATTTGATGTTTTTTTAGTATCCTTTTCATTTTCAATTACTAAGTCTAATTTATCTTCATTTGAATACATATTTTCAAGATCTTCAATTGATAATTCTTCAACTATTTCTTCTTCCTCTTCAATTTCTCCTACTTCCCCTTCTTTTTTTTCCTTTTTCTGAACTGCATCAATTACATCTTCTACATCTGATTCATCATCTGATTCCATTATATCATCCATATTAATACCGCCTTGTTGATTTTCTGATAATTTCATAAAGTTTTTAAAAGCATGTCCTAAATAACTTTTCATTTTTTTATCATTATTGATTTTACCATCTGTATTATTATTTTGATTCCCACCAAATTGTGTTGTAAGAGTTCTATAATCAACTCGTTCATCCGTATCATTCTTTTTAGATTTTAAAATTCTATCTCTTCTTACAACTGACGCAAAGTTAAATGATGTTTTTCCACTTATTTTATAATCTTTGATATATTTATCATACCATTCTTTACCTAATTTACTAATAATTTCATCTGCTTTTTGTTTAGATTTTCTGATATTATCAAATGTAAAGTCAATATGGTGGTGGATAAAGAAATAAGAAAACCATAATTCTCCATACATTGATTCTAATTCTTTGAATTCTTTTTCATTTAAGGTTATAAGTGTATCAAATAGATTTAAATCTTTAATTTTTTTAAGAATTTTTTGTATATTTATTTCTACTAAATTACCTAAAAAAATATAAATATGATACTGGTTTTTACGGTTATTGTTTTTAACCTTGTATATTAATTTAACAGGATCTTCCATTTATAAAATAGAATATATAAAATTTATAAATTAATAATTTATAAATTTTTGTCTAACCCAAAATATTTGTAGTTAAAGTCATACCACAATATTCAACAGGTTCTAATGAATAATCTTTGTATTTATATAATCCCATTTCTAATGCCTTTCTTAATAAGTATAAATTAATTTTTGCAAATAGTCTTGTATGACCAGTTTCTGGGCAACCTATATGACTAATCTCATGTATTGATACATACATTAATTCATTAATACTATGTATTTTATTATTTTGCTTAGATCTAATACAAAATACCAATTCTTCACCTTTATTAATACTATATGATGTTAAATCATTTCCACCTTCATTTTCTCTAACTTTAACATCATCAATTCTATTATATATAGTTTCAATAAAAGGTTTAAATTTTTGAAGTTCTTTATCATTTGGATCATTTGTATTTCTGAGAGTAGAAATTAATAACTTTAGATTTTCCATTAATTTTGCTAATATATCTGCTGATTCTTTCTTATCATTTAAATCTCTAACCAAGAATTTTTTTCTATTAAATGCTTCAACTACACTCATTTTCTCTATTACACCTATATTTCTTTTATAGTAGATAATTAAGAGTAAAACAATTAAACTAACTAATACAATTTTTTTATCCATAAAATAATTTATATTTAATTTAATTTCTATTATAATTTATATATAATATAATGGGAAATTCTAATTCTTCTTTAAATGACAAAGTTAATGAAATTTTAAATGAAAATTCACCTGTTGCTCCTGTACGCGGTTCTGCAGAAGCACCTACAGTACCTACAGAAGCTCCTAAGAATACATTTGTTGGAACAACAGAAAGCCCTACATCAAGTGCTCCTGCACCAAGTGGTCCTATTTCTACATCACCAACATCTGCAGAACAAAGTGCAACATCCGCTGCACCAGTTCCTCTTGGAATTAATGTATTATCCGCAACATCTGCAGCATCACCAAGAAAGTCTCATCGCCAACCTGGTGAAATATCTGTATCTGGAATGGCATTTAACTTTACTGGAAATCCTAAAGATTTAGATGCAGCTGTTAGAAAGGCATTAGAATCTTCTGAATCTCAACAACGCCCACAAAAAGGTGGATATACATATGCAGGAGAAGTAAATTCTGAACCTCAAATGGGAGGAAATACAGGTCAAATCTATATTGATCCTAGTATGTTTGTAAGTGAATCTGAACAAGTTGGTGGAACAAACGAATTTAATCCTGAAAAATTCTTCAATGATATGCAAAGTGGAGGAGATCCATTTATGCCAGTTGTTCACAGAGGAAAGAAACAAGTTAAAACAGGATTAGATAAAACATTTGATACAACACCTGATTATGTAAGTGATCAAGATGAAGATAACTTCGATTTAGACGAAGAAGGACTCGAACAAGATTCTGATGAAGAAGAAGACACAGAAGACGTTAAAAATAAAGTTAAAGTCTTAAGAGCAATGGTTGCAAGATCTAAAGGAAAGAAGGCAGCAAAAACAGTCAAAGGAAAGAGACGTCACAATAAGCGCATGACTGAAACAGGTGGAGCATCTGAAAATAGCGTTTCTGAATATTTAGATACAACTTCATCAATTAACACATCCGATGTTAAATTAATCTCAATGAAGAGAAAATAAGTCTTATAAACTAATCGTCACAAATTCTACAACTCTCTTTTGAGTCTGTAGATTTCGCATCACCTTCTGAATATACATTTACATTTTCATATTCTACTTTTTTTGTTTTAAAATAATTTGCCAAATTATTTTGTTTCATACCTATTTTAGTAAATACTTCATCCTTAACTGCTTGTGTAAAGATATTTTCAGGATCTTTTATAACAATTTCTAAAAATTGGACTGTTGGATTCATGATTTGATTATTAAGATAGAATTTATAATCAACTCTAAGTTTATTTTTTTCAACATAATCAGGATGTTCGATCTTATCTCCTTGTAATATTTTATCTTCTTTACCAGCTGCTTTTTTCTTACTTTTAATCATATGTTCATCAATTTCTACTGCCACATAAGGAATTCTTTCATTCGTAGCCGGTTCATTTCCAGGATCTCTCTCTGCCATTCTCTGACATAAAGTTACATGAGCAATACCACATTGAACCTCTTTCCAATTCCATGGACCAGAACATTCACATTTCTTACCAGCATATGGACATACTCCTTTATCTTTAGGATGTTTCCCATCCAATCTTTTACCCTTATATTTTCCTTTTAGAGTTTTAGATGTTACGAAATATCTAATTGGAAATTTACCTTCAATTATATCATATATGGATTTTTTAATGAAATCAATTCCTGCTTGTTTATCAAGATCAATCATCCATTTCTTAAGTAATCCACCAACTACTTTTTTAACAATTGGTGCGTTATCACGTCTTTTTAAGACAAGTCCCATAGATGCTACTTTATATTTTTTATCATCTTCTTCATATTTCTTACCAATATATCGTTTCTTACTAACAATAATCCATGGACAAAATACTTTTTCATAACTTAATTCTTGAGGATATTGTTGTCTCGCTTGAACTAGTTTAGAAGTTAATTGACCTAGAATGATAGCAGGTTTAATTGTTTCAGGACCAGAAACAGGTTTACCTTTAAGATCTTTGAAGTTTGGACGATTAAAGACTGAGTCAGTATCGCCATACAAAGTTTCTGGTTTGATTGTGTATTTAGAAAAGATTTCATTGATGCTATTTATCACCCATTCTCTTTCTTTAATATTTGGCTTCCCCATTTTATCTTTAAACTCAATATTAAATATTTCATTGAGTTTTTCTGGATCATTTTGATTTTTATGCACTAATTTCATAATACGATTTAAATCTTTTTCTACAAAGTCTCTTGCTAATTCTAATTGTTTTCTACCAACAGCAGTTGTAGATGCTGCGAGTTCAACTAAAAAGATAGGACTTGTTTTAGCACCAAGTTGTCCATACAATGAGTTTGCTGTTACTTTCAATGCCAATTGTTTACCATCCAAAATACTTTTGATGAATGGATCATTTTCAGACTCCATTAATTTTCTTGTTGCTTTTCTTTCACCAAGTAAATTCATTAAGATTTGAGGTAAGATACCAAAGTTCTTAGGATCATAAGTTGGATCTTTTTTCTTTGCATAAGTACATGTTTGAACATTACCATCACTTTCAGTATATGTTACTTCTTTGTACTCATATTCAGGTAGGTTCATATATGTTCTATCAATTACTAAAGTTTCATGAGATATATTTGTTGCAATCATTGAACTTGGATACAGAGATGAGTAATCATTAACCCAAACACTTTCCTCATAAAAACCAACAGTCGGTTCAAATACAATCGCACCTTCATATCCAACTGCGTCGTCACCTTCTCCATTAGCATATGCCTCACCAATTGTTAATTTAGGCATGACATAATTTTCTTTTCTATTGAATTTTGCAACTAAACTGAAGATTTTAACTCCTTGACCACGTAAAAAGATATACGATAATGGAACTGAACAAACATTCGCCATAGCAATGTTATTGGTCAGAACTTGTAATTTATTTAACAATTTCAAAACAAGAACACAATCTTGAATACAGTATTCTGCTACGATACGACGATCTGACGAACTTCCTTTCCATAATCTAAAAATATCTTCTGGATGAATATCATCTTTAACAAGAGATGCTTTATATTTTTTACATTTATCTTTCAATGTTATAAGATCTTTATACTCATCATATTTTTTATTAATCAATAAATATTTTTCTGTATAATTTATATCTAGGACTTTTATCTTATCAGTAATATGTTCTGGGCCTTCAATCTCATCTACTTCTAGAATCTCAATGAAGTTTCCAATCATAAATTCTTTTGGATCTTTTACATATATTTTGTCATCATCAAATTTTACAATATCTTGATTGATGAAGTTTTCTGCCACATTATCTAATTTATAAGAATCAAGTTTATGATCTCTTTGAACGACTTTCAATAGATCTATTTGAATTCTCCCTTTCATTTCAAAGAATTTCAATATATTATCTCCGAGAGCAGAACTTGATAACATTTTCGTGAGGAATTTAGATTGTTTATTTTCCATTCCTAAATATCTATTAAATTGACAAAACTCTTTTTCAATGTCCAAACATTTTACTTTATCGTAAATGTATTGTTCATCAAACCCAAAAATATTGTAGCCAGTTATGATATCAGGATCCTCTTGTAATAATACATCACGAAAACCAATTAATAGTTCTTGTTCTGTTTTATAAGATTTTACAATTACATCTCCGAATTTATCACACTTGTGTAATGATAACATAATTTTTTTGTATGGTTCGACTTCACCATATTTTTGAAATACACAACCAATTTGAATAATAGGATGTTCTGGATTGTTTGCCATTGGAAAACTCCCATCATCTGAATAACATTCTATATCAAATGATAATATTCTAAATTTTGCTGAACCTTTAATGTCATATCTTTTAATATCTTGAAAGTTTACGATTGCATAAATATCTGTATTTTCTTTTTCTTCAACATCATAGTTTGATACACTCACCCAACCACAAGTATCAACATTTAAAATATGATTAAATCTAATATATGGTTCAATATTTGACTCATAGATTGTAAATCTCTTTTTGCCTTTGTATGGAATTTCACTTGATGATGGAATATCTCTTAAGAATATTTTTTCTAGTTGTTTGAATGTCCATGTATCATCAAAGAAGAATACTAAGAACGGAAATAATTTACCAGCGGTAAATCCTCTACTCTTATGTTTCTTAATAATTTTGTAGATGATCTGTTTTTTATAACCTTCATTTTCATTATATTCATCATCTTTAATGATTGAACCATTGATCTTTTCAACAATCAATTGACTATTCAATAATCTTATAAATGCGTTTATGTATGTTGGACTCCAGCTTTCGGGAATTTCAACGAAGAAATAAGGCTTAAAATCTTCAACCCTCAAACAAACAGATTTTTCATCTTGAGTTCTACCATACATATTTATATAGTATCTTGTTGGGTGGATTACTCGGGGTAATTTCGTTTTATAATCAATTAGTTCGGTTTCGACATCAGCACGATCATTGTATTCTTGCCAGTCAATTATTTGAAAAATTAATTCATCAGACATGATATATGTTATATATCTATATATTTTTATATAAGTATATTTTTTATCAATTTTTTATTAGATTTTTTAAATCTAATAAAAAATTAGTGTGAGCAAGGCGAGAGAACAATTTTTTATTAGATTTTTTAAATCTAATAAAAAATTAGTGTGAGCAAGGCGAGAGAACAATTTTTTATTATTTCTATTTGAAATAATGAAAAATCATATCAATTAAGGAATTATTTATAAATTATTTTTAAGTTCTAAATACTTAGCTTTGTATTTGAGGTATTTTTGGCGATAACCACCATAGAAAATTTTTTGAGCAGAAGTAATAGGAGTTTGACATAAAGGGCATTTTGGATTTGGTGCTGCTCTAATTGCGGTGGTATCTTCCGCACAGAATAAATGACCACAGTTTAATACTGTATTTCGTTCACGTTCATAACATATTGGACATGTCAATCTACCTGCGAGTGCTTCTCTATATGCAGTAGTATCTTGAACTAAAGGAGTTGGAGCGGGAGCAGCGGCTACAGGAGTAACTGTCGAAAGATCTGGTGGAACTGTTCTTTGTCCATGAAGATTATTACCCCAACATGTAACACTACCATCATCTAATAATGCCATACTATGAGAATTACCAGCAGAAATTTGTGTTACTCTTCTTCCAGCAGGAAATACTGGAACTCTTGATTGTCCATTATCATTATGACCCCAACATCTAACACTACCATCATCTAATAATGCCATACTATGAAAACCACCCGCAGAAATTTGTGTTACTCTTCTATCAGCAGGAAATACTGGAACTATAGTTTCTCCAAAATTATTAATACCCCAACATCTAACACTGCCATCATCTAATAATGCCATACTATGAAACATACTAGCAGAAATTTGTGTTACTCTTCTTCCAGCAGGAAATGCTGGAACTGTTATTTGTCCTTCTCGATCAATACCCCAACATGTAACACTACCATCATCTAATAATGCCATACTATGCTCCGCACCCGCAGAAATTTTTGTTACTCCTCTTCCAGCAGGAAATGCGGGAACTGTTGATTGTCCATGATCATTATTACCCCAACATGTAACACTACCATCATCTAATAATGCCATACTATG